AAATGATATCCATTTTTATATGTAGCGATATAATTGTTCGAATATAAAGACAGAGGGAAAGCTCCTTCTGAATAATGAATGGGCATATAAAGACCTCCTTTAAATAAATTCATTTAATAGAATGTTAAGAATAAGGAAGTTTATGGGAAAGTTATCTCCAGAGCTATTATAAGCTCTGGAGATTTTATGAATAAAAACTATTGCATTGCAACGATAGCCGATTCAAGAGCACTCAGATCCTCTTCATCGTCATCATCTTTATCTTTCTTCTTTTTAGACTTTTTCTTATCTTTTTCATCTTCATCTTCTAAGTCGAATTCTACGTCATCTTCATTATCTGATTCATCATCGTCGTCTTTTTTCTTCTTAGATTTCTTCTTTTTCTTTTCATCCTCATCATCGTCATCAGAATCGTCTTCGTCATCATCCTTTTTAGAATGTTTCTTAGACTCCTGAACGAGAGAGAATTCAAATTCTGATTCTTCAAGCATACTCTCTAATTCATCACATGCCTGATTATATCCTTCAGAATATGCTAACTCTAAGTCTTCTTCTGTATATAACATAGTTAGACTTCCTTTCTTATAGGGGTAAATAATATGATGATTATTTAAATGTATTACATATCATTTCTAAGCCTATCAATCATTCTATTTCTCATAGCATGAATCATATGTTTATCATATTTCTTAGCTAATTTAGGATGTTTCTCTAAAACCTTATCAATTCTTTCGCTAAGATGACCAGGTTTACTATATCCAGTCTTTTTACTCTTATCATTAATTCCTAACCGATTATAAGGAACTGTATACGAACCATCTTGTTTAGTAGATGTCATACGAGCCACAGTTTTCAGACCAGCAAATCTCTGTTCTTTGTTTGCTCCTGCTTTTTTAAGAACTTTGTTCGTCGTTCTCATTAACTTCTTGTCAACAGTTTCGCTATAGATTTCACATTCTTCTTGTAAGGAGAATTCATATTCTCTTTCATCATCGTCAAATAACATAATCAATCACCCATCCCATTTTGAATAATTATTGGAGTATTCTCCAGGATCAAAATTTTTAAAATTCATATTCTTAGCTATTTCTTTTCTAATCTTTTCTTCAGGATCTTCTCCAAAAGAAGTGAATACAGAATCTGGAACTCTAAACTTATTAGATTTAGTCATCCCTTCCAATTCTACCATAGGAATCTGTGTGGCTCTAGAGTACGCTTCTCGTACTGCTTTATTCTGCAGCATATCCATAAGCATTTGATGTTCATTAGCTCGTTGTTTCTGTACGAACTCATTAAACATGACTCCCATACCCATCTTCATCATTTTAAGCTGATCATTCATTTGCTTAATAGATTCAGATTGTTCTTCTGGCGGAAGTTTTAATTCTTCTACTATTTCAACATACTTTTCTTCCAGTTCTCTGCCAATTGTATCATCAACAGAATCTTCTGTTTTAATAGTAGATTTATTAATACCAAAGTTTTCTTTTAAGTTCTTTCCTTCATACCAAACATAAAGAGCCATTAGGTAAGAGAATACTAAGTCGTCATGAGAGTTCTCAGAATGTTCTACTTTACCATTTCTCTTAACAACCATCTTAGATAATTCATCAAACATGGTTGGAGAGAATATTTTATCTTTATGGCGTTCCATACGTTCTCTTAGTATTTCTATTAAGAGATCGCGTACATCTTTGGATGAATCTAAACCATATACTTTTGTTCTTTGTTTACGACGAATAGGTCTTCCCAAAGAATCAGAAGTTTCTTCTATAATACGATCTTTAATTTCGTAATATAGGTTTTCCTTAATTCCTCCAGGCTCTTTAAGCTTGGATATAAGAGATGCCCCGAAACCCAATCTATTTCATTATAGACGCAACTCTATAACGCTTGGTCAATTCCAATGCACTTCCATTACAGAACGTGTGCAGATCATTTGTCATCCCTTTGTATGTAATACAGTAGGGCCAGGATTTTTCTTTCACCATATGCTTGTGATTCTACTCTCCCGTCAGGAGATGATCGTTGAACGTCTTATCCTAATCGGATACTTTCGCTGCTAAACTGAGGAGATTACTTTTACTCCTCCTTCAAAGCAATTAACCCTGTTGAAATATATAGATTACTCTATATACTGAGATTGCTGTTAAGCTACTCCATTTCTTTCGATATTAACTACCGCATTGGGCATCATTGTTTTGACTAACCAAATTATAACTCTGGCTAAGTCAGGAATACTCATATAATTGCATTTTATTTCTCCAATAAATTTAGTAGTCTGTGAATCTATGACAGATATAGCAGTATAGTCTCGTTTATATCCACCAGACACGTCGACTCCTATAATTGGAGGGTTTATGGGTATACCAGTTACACTAACTGGAACCGTATTATAAATATTAAAAGTATATTTGTTTAAAATAAGTAATGAACGTATTGGTTCATGTAGCATACCTCTGAGAGCTTCCAAATCATCTTGACTAAATGGAGAGTTCTCAGGAGTATCAATCCACTCCAACAAAATTTCTCGACGGATGTCTACCATCTTCCAGAGCATGTTCTTACACTGGTTATAGAACCATTCTTCTCCGAGTCCGAGTTGCCTATATGTATATTTAATATATACAAACACAGAATTCATATTGCTATTTACAATATTCATAATCTGATCATAACTCAGATCATACCATCTTTCGGAGAATGGTGTGGCATTGTTGATCATATCAAATGCAAATTTACCTTCATGGGTAGATAAGATACCTGCCGTTGTTGTGATCGTAATACCATGTGGAACTCCTGCTGCTCTAGCATTTTCAAACGCTTTAGTTAACGCTGGCATGGAGTTAACCATAATGGTTTCATTATATCCAGTAAATGCCCATTCGTCTGCCCACCATAACGTAATAGTCTGACCACGCAATAGATTGGCCGCAGCCGTTTCATTACGAGCCCCAGGAACTGTACGTATAATGTTATGGTTAACTGGATGCTGAATATTAGTAACTGTAGATGGAAGTCTCTTCTTCTTACCATTAACCATAGAAAATTCCTGGGATAATTGTAAGTAAGAAGGTAATAGATCTCGAATTGCTTTAAATGTTTCCAGATTTCGTTTAGCATCTGGATTATTCTTATTCATAAAGATCATATTAGAGTTAGTAGAACCGAAATTATAAATATATAAATATCGAACGTTTGCCGCCATGGTTTTACCAATCTGACGAGGCATCTCAAAAAAGAGATTTAAATTGTACATAGAACAAAAGTTATATGCTAAGTTACCTCTGTTTAATTGATAGGGTACACCATTGGGGTACCCATTGGCTGTAACTCTAACTACTTCTCTTAGGTAATACCAGTAGTTAATTAATATTTCTTTATGAATTTTTATTTTCATCTGTGTACTTAGCATAGGATCACGAGGATCGACGCCCGCTAAGTCTGGATCAAATAAAGTTAACATGAATCTATTATTTTTTATATCTTGAGACTTTAAGAAATAATGCATCTCTAAGAAAGATTTATTTGATGTAGACATCTGATAATAAATCGGTCTATTGACTGGTTGAGGTTGTATTGATAGTTGTGGAATTTCGTCAGGAAACAAAGCACTTCCTTGTAATGATTCCAATATAATTACCTCCTTTCCAAACTTATTAGTATGTCAAAAATTTTATCTACCACACCCAATAAAGGTGTGGTAGACTTATATAGTATTATGATATTATTGATTAGGATTTTGACCAGATTTATTTTGTTTAGGAACGCCAGGTCTATTATTTTGTTCAGTATTCTCAGCCGGCTTCTGTTCAGCAGCTGCTTGAGTATTATCTGTATTACCTTCTTCAGGCTTCTTTTCTTCTGTTTTACCCAATTTTTCTTTCATAAGAGTAACAAAGATTTCTTTATAATATTTATTATATATTTCTTTAGCAGCATCTCCTGCACAGGTCATGATATTATTCACTACAGCAGAGTATGTTCCAAATGCGGTTTCAAGTTCCTTAATCTTCTTTTCATTATCTGGATTCGCTTTATTTTCGGGTTTTGGTTCTTCTGTTTTACCATCTTCGGGTTTAGGATTAGGACTGGTTGTAGTTGTACCATTATTTACATCTTTTTTGTTATTAGGAGGAGGAGGAGTTTTTCCAGCATCTGCTGGTTTTTCTCCACCTTCTTTATAAGAATCCAATCCATCAATATCATTAAAATATTCTTCCAATATTTTCTTAATATCTACGGATTCCTGAGTAGTACCTGCAGGTGTAGCAGGACCTTTAAGCTTTCCGATCTCCTGATCTTTATATCTTTGAGCAGCTTCTAATTTATTCTGAAGCTTATTTGTAAACTGTGCAGGAACTTTCAAATCTGCCAGGGCATTGACTTGAGCAAACAATTTGGGCATAGTAATGGTCTTCATGGTTGCCGCAGTCAATTTAGATGTAACGTATATATCATCGCCCTGAATTTCTTTAACTTTAGATAAATCGTTTCCTGCAAAATAATTCTTCAGATATTTCTGTAGTGTCTCTTTAGTATCGAGTCCATCCAGATTATTCATTTCTGGAATGACAGTTGTAATTAATTTAATACTTGAATCATCTGGCTTTTGATCAGAGTTCATAATCTTCTCATAGAAGAATTGGAAGTCTTTCATATTCAGATTAACGATTCTACTCAAAGCAGCATCCAAATTAACCGAAGGTACGTCTATTTCAAAAGCGTTATCAGTTTCATTCAGATGCTTGGCCATATTATCAATAAGGGATTTATCATTTTTGATTTCCTGTAATTTCTTAGTAGCCAATCCAAAGAAGTTAAGAATAGCATCTTTAATTTTGATAAAGAGTGCTTTAATACGTTCCCAGATTGTTTTACTATCTCCTTCATCAGCTTCATTGATTAAATCTTTAACCAATACGTCTGTATATTCAGATTCTAAAGCAATTAATGAATCGGAATAAATTTCTTCTCTATCATGATTGAAAGTATACAGATCCATTAAATCCGCATCTTCACTGATATTGGTCAAATCATCATCGTCACTAATATCATATGATTCAGTAACTTTAATCACTTTAAAGTTACTAACCACGCTATTATCAAGAGATAAATATTCTTTGAGTGCATCGGCTTTCATAGAATATATGATATTAGCATATTTCAGATATTTGCTCACATATACACAAATTGCATTAGACAATTCTTGTTTTCTGAAGTCGATTTGTCTACCCTGTTGATCATCCATAGCTCTATAATGTAATGCTAATTCGGATCTGAGTTTATGTAATCTTTTGATTACATCATTTACTCCAGCATTATATGTAGCAACAGAATCTACAATGCTGTCAATATGATTTTTAATTTGAGTAATTCGTTCACCCTGCATTATATTTTCTGTACATATATTCTTTCCACCTCTGAAGTATGCAAAGGTTTCGATAACCAGTCTTTCTTCAGGAACATTACATCCTGTCATATCATTGATAGCAGAAGCCTTAGCATCAGATATATGATGTATCATTTCATTTAATGCTTCATAGTAACTTTTAGCTTTATCAGATACTACTCCTACGCCGCTATAATTAGACATCATAGTTTCTACTTGAGTTAAAACCATATTCAGTTTCTTAAGGCATGGAATAGGTTCTGTTAAATTTGTATACTTATAGGTTTTAAATTTCAACCCACTCATTGTATCCATTCTCTGTTTCGCCTGAAAGTTATAGATTGCGAATAAGATTTTTTTAGATAAAATCTTTTCGGTTTCTTTTATTCTGTATATAGCATCTTTATAAGAATCTGCCTGATCGATTTTAACTGTATCATCAGAAATCATCATTGCCTGTTTCATAACATTAGATGTTAAAGATGGCTGTTCGGCAGTCTTATTAAATTTTACTCCCGTACTAGTAGGAGTAAAGATTTTCTGTGCAATATTGTCAAAAGAGAAAGTGTTATTCTCCATTATGATTCTCCTTTCATAATTAAAAAGTATTTATTTAAATGTTTGTGGGGAAGTTTATGATATTCCTAATAAAACATTTTATTAAGTAACCCTCTTATGAAAGGAGAGATGATTATATGCCTGGAGTTGGTATTGTAAACAGACAAAGTCAACTGCTTGATTTAATAGAACATCGATTAGGAACGAAACAGTTAAATCTTCCCGATGAATTGAATAAAGATGTATGGATTGATAAAGTAATTTCTAAAGAGACTCTGAATACATTCTCCAGATTCTTTCCCTATGAAATGACCTATTATTTAACAGCCGATAGAAGAAAGGGTCCTTATTATTTAATAGATGAAAATGTATGTCCCTCTGTTAATATTATTGGTATTGGAGATATTGATTGGCATATCTTAAGTAAGAATATGCCTGCATTTGGATTTGGGTCTGGTTTCTATTCTACCTTTGACTTCTTCTTAAATGGATTAGACGTTGAAGGTATTGCTATGCAGCAACAGATGGTTGATCATGCAAGTATATTTAAAGCAGGTATTTATGTAGAATTTAGACCGCCGAATATGGTTAAGCTTAGGTCTAATTTAAGTAATAATATGCTGGAAATGTTAAAAGCAATTCCTATCCACTTATTTGTTGTTCATGCTCCTAATTTGATGACTATTGAACCTACAAAAATGGAGACCTTTGAACAGTTGGCAGTGAGTGATGTAGCAATATTCCTTTATAATAACTTGAAATATTATAATAATATTAATACGCCATATGCTACATCTGAATTACAAATCGATATATTGCAAGACTATTCTAATAGAAGAGATGATATAGTCCAGCAATTGAGAGATGGATATGTCTCGGCAGCTAACCGTTATCAGAATATTATGATAACGATTTAAATAACTGAGAGGTATTTATATGCTATATACAGAAGAAGAATATATGGAAGCTTATAGACAGGGATTTAATGATGCTGTGCATGAATTCAATGAAGGTTATCAGCTTAAAGATAAAACAATGAATGATGCAACATCTAGAATTGTCTATAGACGTCATTTACCCAAGATTAAACCAGAAAAGGCTAAACCTAAAATTCATAAAAAATCTAAATACGAAAGATACAAAGATAAGTCTCTTATTATTAAATAAAAAATAAAAGTATAGTCCCATAGCCTATATAGGCTATGGG